AGAATCGCTGATGCCAGCGATTTCAGTTAGGGATTGATAAGATACTGTAGTCGAAGTACTTTCGACAGCAACAGGTGGGATATCAACGTCGTTGAGGTAAGTAATTGCAGATTCTTGAACATCCGTAAAGCTTGTAATAGCAACTTCTGAAGATAGGTAAAATCCGGCGGGGTGAACGAATCTTTTATATAACTCGCCCCATCTAGTAATGTCATATCCAGATTTAATCAATATTGATAATACTTGATATTTTCCGCCATCTGTTAAATATCTTAATCCTTCAGCACCAATAATTGATTTATTAATTTCACTGTTAACGCCACTAAAGGTATACAAGATATTATTCTTAGGATATTCTATAACAACGTCATCATTAAAGAACATTTTAAAAAAGCCTTTAAGGCCTAATTCATTACCTTTATTTTGAAGCAGTTGTGAAATTAATTTACCAACTAATCTGGGATTGTTAAAATAGTCACTAGAAGAACCGTTTGCAATTTCATAAAAAAGTCGATCAATATATTTTAGATTAATTTCATCAAGATCCCTTAGTGCAAATAATCCATATTCTAGGGTATCCGTGATTTCACCGGGCTGATCTAAAGCTTCATAGTACTCTTTTAGGAATGAAACAAAGCTCGGGTATTCTTCTTGAAAATATTCAGGAAGTACTTCATCAATTCTAGATTTTCTAAGATTCGGTGCTCGACGCTGAAATTCAAAAAGAGTTCTTGAAGACATTATAAGCTCGCTCTAGTAGTCTGATAATCTACAGTAGACTGTGCACCCAGATCTACGGTATCTAAAGTCAAAATATAATTTCGAAGAGGTTTAATAGTAGAAGGATTTGCAGGTACCGCTTTAATACGAATAGTAGATCCCGAAAGAATTGTATCAGGTGCAAAGTTTACGATGTTCACTGTACCATTTCCACGTGAGTATGATCCAACATTATTTACAACAACATTACCCGACGTATCAACAATCTGCAGTTGCTCAGAGTCAAACTTATTTACGATTAAGCAAGCCGTGCCTGAATATGTAAATCGATCAGAAGTAATAATTCGTTCACTTGATAAAGGTGCAGATATCTCTCCGGGAAAAGCTACAGTGTAAGAATTTGATTCTCCTAACACTGGTGTAATCGATTGGTTGAATGTAATGTTCATTCTTGATGAAAGAATACCGGCGCTTAATTCATCGATAACTGTAAGAAGATTCGACTTTCTAAATTCTGCTCGGAATTGACCAAGATTGGTTTCAAAGTAATTTGTAATAGTAGTTTTAACTAGATCTTCAGTTGTCTGAAAGGTAATTCCTGATAGGGTAGGATTGAAGTCGAAATAAACGTTAATACCAATTTTCGTTTCAATTGGTTCAATATAAACCGGATCAATACCAACTGTACCAAGAGGTTCAATTAGATTTAATGTAATATCATTCTGAACGTCAGTTTTAGTCTCTTCACTTGTACCCTCTGGCCATCTCATTGAAATATAGATTTTACCGTAATCAACTTCACTGTGATCTTGACCACCCCAAGCTGTTACGTCTAGAACTTCTGGATAATTAGATTGAATTAAGGTATGATAATCTTCTGCTGTGACCATGCGGTTTTGAGTAGCAAACGTAAGAGGTGCATGATATCGAATCGACTCAATGGTTTGCTTATCATCACCACCGACTGCCGAAGAAACTACGGTAACAGAAAGATTATAAGGATTACCGTTCACAGTAATCGTAGATTGTGGTACAAACGAATAGCAAAGATTTGCATCAGCGCCATTTGTTGAAAGGTAATTTATTTTTACTAAAGATCCTGTTGTCGGTGTAACCCCAGTAACTTCATCACCGAACTGTAGCTCATAATTTCCGTTTGGTGATTCTTTTAGAATGTAATACTTTGAATTTGCATCAAGTCTTACAGCTTTACGAATATCTTCATACGATTCATATAGCTCAGTTGTGTCATTTTCATAAACTTGAACAACAGCAGTTTGTGTGTCTAAGTTCGGATCGCCAATTACATAGATGCGATTATCTAATGCGGTAGGAACTCTAAAGCTTCGAGTGGTATCCGTACCTTCATAGATCTTTACAGCAGCACTACCTGCGGCATCTTTAAATTGATAAACACCAGTACCATCATCAGTTGCTGTATAAGATTTTCTCGTCTGGAAAACGTATGTAATTCCGTCAATGGTAGAATTAAATTTCGTACCAGATTGAAGAGTTAAACTTGATGGTCGGTCGATTGAATTAATCGAACTGAGATTAAGGGAAAGATTTAGTGTTGCAGAACTTGCAGTCTTTGATCTTGGGTAATAACCCAATGAGTAAGCATGGGTTAAAACCGAACTTCTTAATTGAGCAGTCTCAAGGAAAGATTCGTTAATAGCCATGTTAGCCATAAGGGCATTATAATGTGTATTATATGCCAACACATCTAAAAGATTCGATAGACCAGAAGCCTCGAAATTATAGTCAGCAAATTCCGTGCTATCTGCAAAATAAGTCTTTAGCTTATTTCGAATAGCCTGGAAGTCTAATTCTGTGGATTCTACATTTGTTACCATATCATCTTAGCCTTGATAGTGTTGTTACAAGAGTTACTTGCTCCTGTGTATTTAAAACCCTAAATACGATTTGAACCCCGATTGAATTTTGAGATGGTACATCTTCGACCCTTACCTCTTCAACGTATGCTCTCGGTTCAAATGCATTTATAGCAGATTTAATTTTTGTTTCAATTTCTAAAGATACACCCGCATGAAAAAGTTCAAAAAGCAACGATCGTACGTTTGAGCCATAATAATAATTAAATGGCTTTTCTCCATAATTAGTAAGAATTAGATTCTTTACAGCTTGCTTTACTGCTGCAGCATCATTCTTTTTATAGATATCTTTTTTGTCATTAATTGCCAATGTAAGGTCAAGGTCTTTATAATCTACATCTCTAGAAACTACAATGGAAGAAGATAAGTTGCCATCTTCTATAGAAAATGATCTTGTTGCCATTGTATTCTATCCTTCCCAAAAAGGTCTTTTATATTATATCGGGATTTTCTTATTTGTAAACCCCTTTTTCTTATTTATAGTGAAATTTATGCCATTACCGTACGGTCTTGAATGCTATCGTCTAATAAAAACAAATTACCTGATATAGTATTACCGTTAAATCGGGTTTCGGTCTTTCTTTCAAATTTTACGTTGTATGAAGAAGTACAATCTGGAATAACCACGAAAAGTCTGGCACGGATCTCTGGTGAAGAAAAAGTATGATAGTCTAATATTAGCTTGTTATAGAATGGATAGTTCAGTAAGTATTCTGCAAGTTGAAACACCTTAGCGTTGCTATACGTGCCCTCATGCGATGTTACGTTGTATCCTATAGCCTGACCTTTCATTGAAAGATCCGCTAATCCACCAGTGGTAAGTGTCTCAGTGTCAAGCTTATTATAGATCGATTCTTCTATATTTATTTTATAACCCTGGAACTCGGGTCGCTCCCTTGCGGCTTTTAATATCTCTGCCTGAAGATATAAGTTTTTAGATACTTCAAATGGGTTGTTGAGTTGATCCCATCCAATAGATGTATGTTCACCAGTAGTAAACGTACCGATTGTTATAGACGAGGTAAGCTTATATGCATTTTTTCTTGCTAAAACTTCATCAGCTCTTTGACTGGGATCGTGAGCGGGGTTTGGCACAAACTTTCTTAACTGTGTGTTAATAGAAAAAGTTTTTGAAATGTCAGCGCCATTACCTAATGGGGTTCTACCAGTTTTACGTGAAGACCTTGCAATTCTTTTAACAGAAGGAGGCGAGGTGTTTAATCCAGCTGTACTTAATCCACCCTCTAAGATTTGATTCTGGATAAATACCGAATTGTTTTTAGTAGAAGGTTCCATTAAGATCGCTGAAAGCGGACTATAATTAGGATTTGCTGTTGTACTCATATCACATACCGTTTCTGTTTTGTTTTAGAATTGAATCCAGTATATATCCCTGAGGGTCTACGGAAACAGTTCTCACACCATTATTAAGTGTTTTCAATCTTGCATTTGCCACTGCGCTTGTTGCCGAGAATGTTTCTTTTAAATCTGAAGCAGTGTCTGAAGTGGTAGGTGCAGCACCAAGATCAGTTGCCGTACCAGATACGTTTCCAAATAAATTACCACTTAAATAATTAGCATGAACAGCTTCGGTTTCAACAGTTAATGCCTGTATAGAGTTTGTACTAATAGAACTGCTATTATACATAACTACTTCTGATCCACCAATTGTACCAGTAGCACCAATGACCTCAATTTGATTGCCATTAATAGCAGTTGAAGGAGATGACATAAATGCTTTTGTTGATGAAGTAATACCCATTCTTCCGCTTGAATATATTCCACCAGTACCATCTACTCTTAAAGTCATATCACCTTTTACATTTTTTTGTTCACCACCAAGTATTACTTGACTCGATTGTCCTGCAATAATTGAAGATGAAAATCCTGCAACTGTTTCTACTTTATTACCACCAATAGTGGTTAAAAATCCTTTACCGGAAGTATATGACAAAGTGCTATTTGCATTTAAACTTAAGCTACCACCTGAACGTACTTCCACATCAGAGGATCGAATATTCATCTTACCCTCAGATTTCATTGTCATATTACCTTCAACTGAGAATGTTGCATCACCTCTTGTATCAAAAATAATGTTTGTGGCAGATATTAAAACTGAGCCATCGGGTCTAAATTCAATACCAGAGCCTGAAGAATGACGTATCATAATTCTTTCAGACCCCATAGTATCATTTAATTCGATAATATGTCCACCTGGAGTTTCTTGAACTTGTACGCTACCATATTCAGCGACTCTCGATGATCCGCACGACAGATTTTCACCAGGGATAGAGGAAGACGTATTCAGTCTTTGACTTTGTAACCCTCTTGCCGCCGGGTTAACCCCAGACTGACCTTGATTTGAACTTCTTGGAAATTCTGTTCCGACTACTTCAACCATTCTCTTTTTTCCTTAACCTGGAATTCCGTCACTTTTACTTCCAGCATACGTTCCGCCTTCGCTTACTGCCGCACCGAAGTGCATAGTGTCTTTGCTCGATGCCCATGTTCCACCCCATCCTAAACCATATTTAGCCGCAAGTGCTGGCATAGCCGCGCCACTACCTTTACCGCCACCAGGTGCATCAGGCAGATCTGTAACATACGTTTGTAAATGTGGGTTTTCGTTCGGGTTAATATCAATAGCTAATCCTAGAGAGTGCCAACTTAATCTACCAGTTGAAACGCCTGAAGTTGTTTTAACTATTGATCCTGGTCTATAGCTGCTAATCGCTTTAATTTCGTAATTGTAAACATTTTCTAATTCATCAATTAAACCTTTAAATCTTTCGGCATAGAGTTTCGCTACAGTGTATGATACTCCACTCGAAGTTGTATAAGTTACTAGGTTCTCTTGACCGAATACATTTGCGGTTAGTCCCGTGCCCGTGACGCACGCGGCTGCGTTCGCGGGATTACCCGGAGGAAGCTGAACATTACTTGCATCAATTCCATTTGCTGATAGGATTGATGAATAAGAGTCTACAGTAATTCCTGGTACACATCTTCTTAATACTCTAAAGACTTCCCTTTGACTTACGCTTTGAACCCCCGTAATTGTTTCACCTATTACTAATAAATGTATAACATTCGAAGGCGCAGAAATGTAACTGATATTTCGATCAACATTAGTACCTCTTAATAATCTACCATCGCTCATCAAAATATAATGATATGCAGATATATCAGAGGGAACATTAGAAGATCCGTGTATAACTAAAGAAGCAAGATCCCTAGAACAAGATTGAATTTCACCTTCAAACTCTTCTACCGAATCAACGTAAGATCCTAATACCGCTGATCCTAGAATTAGATAAGAGGTAGATGAATCTGTGCCGTCATCTACAAGATTCGGTATTTTTAATTCTAATGCAGAAAGGTCTGTTACGATTTGTTCAAGCGTAACATTTTCTAAAGTAGAGATAGAAAATAAGTATTCCGAGGCTTTATTAATTTGATCAGACACAAGTAGCTTTAGCACAGCTTCTCTATTTATATTTGTAATGGATCCACCCGCCAATCTTCGGATCGTGTTATTAATTTCAGGATCTGTATTATGAACAAAGTCGTCAATCACTCTATCATTTAATGTAGGTATTCTAGAGGTAACTGCACTGACAATATCTGATAAGACTTGATTAATCACAATTGGGGTTGAGGATGAAAACTCTTCAATACCTTCAACTAAACTGTTTGCAACTTCACCTTGTATCGCAACACTTTTTAAAACCGATTGATGTTCTGCTAATGAGGATCCTGTGTATTCTTCCAGAACTGAGCTTAAAGCTTCTGTACTGTTCAGAGTAACGACTTCATACAAGTCTCCCTCCTCTGCAGTACCAGCGGCATTTGACGTACCTTCTAGTGCATTTAATTCTGACTGGTATTCTTCTACTTCTAAATTTGAAAGTTGGGTCTCGAATCCTGGTACTGAAGAGGTTAGTTTTACTAAATTCGTTTGTGATAAAAGATTGTTCGTAAGATCCGGATCATATTGATTTAAGATTTCAAAACCTGAAACAACTTCCCCTACGTTATTTGTCATATCAGAATATCTAGCAGCTAGACCGAGAATACGTAAGCGATCAGCTTCTGAAACAGAACCGCCAGTTTGGCCATTCAAAGATTTAAGTGAAACGTTTATAGATGATAAACTAACTACCATAATTAACCTCTTCTAAAATTAGATGTACCGCCAATAAAGAACATGGTTTCACCTACGATATTTAATGATCTGTTTTCACTTGTCATAGAATTTATAAAATCTTGTTTTGTCACACTACCGCTATATGCTGCTGGATTATTCGAAGCGAAGAACCACATATCACTAGGAGTTTGATAAATGTTATCCACTAATGATTGGTAAATTGTTTGTTCTCTTGAACCTGTAGGCCCATTCGTAAAATTTGAATTCGGAGGACCGTTTCCAGATTGTCCTGTTACCGGCTCAAATTGATAAGGCACAGAAAGAATCTGCATAACAGAAGTACCGGCGTCTCTTCTTCGATTCATTACAGTTGCTGCCACATATGCTATTTCGAGTTGGTTACTACTGCTGCCTGCTTCTGCATGAACAATTTTAATTAGATTGTCAAACTCTTCTTCTGAAAGGTAACCATACTTTGCCTCAACCGCCTCTTTTGCTTCAGGACTTGTAGCAGTGAATGAAGTATTTGTAAATAGATTCGGATTAATCGGACCACCGGTGTTTTGCGGAAGTCGACTTTGTCCCGTATCATATCCGGAATTTAATCCTCGGATATTACCTTCAATTTGATAGACCGGACCTAAAATTACAGGAATCTGGGAATTCTTACCGTCTAGAAAAAATCCGATAACAGCAGCCTGATCTTGTAGCCACGGGTTTCTACCTATACCTGAAATCCCGCCTTCAGTCGTTGGAAGAATACAGGATGCCCAAGGTAGATATTTGTCCTCAGTCTCAGGACCGTGGACACCTTTAATTCGAACTTGTGCGCGACCTAGTAATAACGGATCAGGAGGATTTACGGTATTAACAACATTGCCATACCACCATCTAAAACTATCCCCATAAAAAGAATTCTCAAACAGCATTTCCAGAAGTTCCCTTTGATGATAGTTTAATACAGGTTAAAGATACGTCATATCTTGATTTTGTAAATTTATGACGAGAAGCATAAATGAGATATTCCCCCGACATTTTTCTATTTTCAAGTTCTTCTGCGGTTAGCACCTCTGCTTTATCTATGCTTGAAGTTGCAAAGAATAATGGTATCTTTCTACCTACCCCACGAGGTTTATCTTTTTCCCATTGGTTAAAGAAATGATAACCTGGAACTTTAATATCGATAGCTTCTTTTTTAAAGAATGCACGAATCGCAAGGCCTTTTACCCAATTACGAACATTATCACCAGGTGATGATCCGCCATCATATATGTTGGCCAGACCGTCACTATAGGTATTACTTCCAAACATATACGAAAGTTTTTTACCCGATTTATTATGAAGCCCATTAAACGCTTTGTCGTCGTAAGAAGAAATCTTTTGACCTTTTTCGAAAAGATCTTTTTCCATTTGCTCGAATAAATCTTGAATACTAAAGTGGTAGTCGTTTGAGCTTTCTCTTGCATTTAAATTATCGAATGAAACCTCTGCACCAATTCTACCATTGCGCATTAAAGATAAAACATCCTGCTGTTGAATTATCTTATATTCTTCTATGATTCTTCCTTTATCTTTCATTTGCAGCTTTTCTTTACGAACCGCTCTGGTTTTCTGTAAAGCCGACCTTAATCCAATATCACCAACTTGAGATTCTTCAGTTTCAAGAATTTTAGTAATTTCAGCATCTTGTAGGCCAGTTGCATATAAAGAATAAATGAAAGGGAAATCAGATTCTATAATCGGTTCATCTTTCATTAGATTTTTAAAATTATGAAAGTGCAATTTGTTTTGAGAGTTTAAAGACGAATAAAGAAAATAAGGATAACCTTTTTCCGTTGTTGCAATATCTTTTATTTTGGTGCACGCATCAAGAGGCGGAAGATAAGGAACTAGATAACGACAAGCGGCTTGGAAAGATTGCTCATCATAATCTAAATCCAGATCCAGGTCTGAATTATCTTTTAGAATAGTTTCGAT